ATCTGTTAAGCTCCTCCTCCATTGTAAACATCTAAGTTATTATCAACGACAGCTCTCTGTGCTTGGATGATTGGATCACCTAAAGGAGCGTCTCCACCGTCTAAAGCAATGAGATCAGGGTCTTGTTTTAAAACTTCTACCGCTTGATCCACCTTCACGGCAGTTGCAGCAGCTACAGCGTTCAGCGTCCGGTACTGAGCGGATAGTGGGTTTGGGCGGATTACTGGGTGACGAGGCATCTGTTAACACTTCCACCTTCTAAGGGCTAATGCTTTACGAGTAGGTCTACCCTTACTGTCTTTCATCGGTCCTTTGTTACCTTTCATCCGTGCACAGAAGGAACGCTTCCGTGGACCACCACCAGGCTGAGGAGCTTTCAGATTAGACCCAGTAGCACGATTGTACTTAGCTCTACCTTTAGCGGTCAGTCCACCCTTACGAGACTTCTCACCTCTACCGATAGATAGTGAAACGGACTTAGGCATAGTTACTTCTTCTTCGGAAACCCACGCTTCATATTAGCGTAAGCTTTAGGTGTAACGGTAGACTTCTTCTTGCTACGGCTGATGCCTAGCTTCTTCCGTCTGTTCATGTTGTAATACAATCCTTTTGGCATATTTATTTCCTCACTACTAATACTTCAAGCATTCGATCTAACTTGTTGTGAACTTCTTTAAGTGCTTCCTCTACCTTGGCTATCCGTGCTTCAACAGCTCTATCTCTTTCTCGTTGAGCAGCTAACTCCACCTCTATCTTAGTCATCCGTTTATCACCTAGGTCTAACCGTTCGATCATGCGTTTAATAATCCAACCGATAACTCCAAGAGAGATAGCCAGTACGGTGTTAAGAAGTCCAGAGAGTGAGTCGATCATGTTAAGTCAGCACTATGGATTCAGAGAATACTGTGTTACCACTGGCTTGATTTCCATAAATATAAGTGCCTGTAGCAGCACTTGTTGAAGTTAGTATTAATTCTAAATCGGCAATATCTGATATATGGTAATCATTGCTATTAAAAGTCCAAAGTCCAATCTTGTTTATTCGACTGTCAACTAAGTTACCTGTTCCGTATATCCTATACAAAGAAGCATCAACCACTGTAGTAGAACTTGCTTCTATTACAGACCTGTCACCGCCTGTTCCTAAATCGTGGAATAAGTTGTTTTTAAATATCAAATTAAACTTTTTAGTGCCGTCGTATGATGACTGTTCTAAAATTATCTGAGCAGCTGTGTAATCAAATTCAAAAGAGTTATTTTCAAAAACATAAGACACTCTATAATCTGAGCTAGAAGGTTGGTAAAGTGGACGCAACTTTAATTTTCTTTTAATTATAGAGTTAACAAAACGAGCTTGTAGTACTTGTACTATATTATTATCAGAATTATCTGATGTATGCTGTACGACTGAATTATCAATAACTACTTCTGCAACATTACCCGGAAACTCCTTCCAGTCCAATAGTGGGCAATTTTCAAAATATAACCTGTCAGCTACTCCGACTATATTTAAAAAGATATTGGAATTAGAAATATAATACTCATTAAAGAAAGAACCTACTACTTCTCCTGTACCAAAACCAGCACTACCTATAATACCAAAGTAATCTGTTGATAAGTTAACTAAGTTACTAGCTGTTAAATAATAATCAGAACCCTTGCTAGGTGAAAAAGTACGACCCCTAAAAACGATGTCACCAACAAAAGGAGTGCCATCTGATAAAGCGTCTGTAGCTGGGTTCCACGTTTTATTCATTTGGGTACTTGCGTTTGAAGCACTTCTATATTTTGTGTAAAAACCGTCTATATTTAATATTCTCTTAGAACCGCTTACGGAACTGAAACCTTCGTCTAGTAATCCAGCATAAGCAGGGCCACCGACAGTGTGGTCACTTGTATCGTTTATTATTTCAACATTAAAGTTTTTAAGATTTATAACTTGGTCAACTGTAGCGTCGGTGCTTCCTCTTACAATTAGTCCTGAACAGATACTCCAAGAGCCTGACGGAGGATAAGCGTTAGCGTGACCCGACATCCAATTCTGTCCTTTACTCGGATCAATCAAAGCAGAACAGTTAGACATATTAATGCTAGTTGAATTTAGTTTTCCTATTCCCACTCTCCATCCTACTGTTGCATCATCCACTTTACAGTTAATAAAATCTATTGAGACAACATCAGGTAGTGGTGCATCTTTTGTAATATCTAGTCCTGTACCAAAAGTAAAACCGCCATAAACATTTTTAGCAGTGCAATTTGTATATTTAATATCCGTACCTGATTCTATCCAAAAACCTACATTATGTTCTTGTCCTGTGTGGTGGTGTGCGTATTCTGCCGTGCAGTTAACATAGTTTACATTCTCACAAACTAAGTCTCCGTTAGTACCGCTAATTTCCATCACAAAGTTAATACGCTGTGCATCGTAAGAGTAACAATTCGAATACTGTACATTGTCTACACCTGCTATATAAAACCCATCTCCGAACTCGCCACGATTTCTATTAGTCTTACAGTTTGATAATAATATATTGCCAAATCTTCTTCCATCCGTGTTTAGTCCTGTCGTACTTCCATAACAATCGACTCTTAACCCGCTTCTAAGTGTGTTATTAAACTCACAACCTTCTATTGTTATATCAATACAATTCCTTAACAAGACTCCCACTGAACCGTTTGACCAATTTCTCTCAGTTGCTCCACTGCTTAAAAGATTACCTGTTAGCAAAGTAATAGAAGAGGGATAACCTGATCCTCCGTTATTGATAGTTACTCCTGTAATTGTACCGTTGGAATCTACAGTGTAATCAGCGTCTAGACCGCTACCTGACGATTGCGTAGGTAATATAAAATCTTTATAACTAGCTCTGCCGCTATTATCGTGTACTATTTTAGCTGCTGTATAACCGTATGAACCGTCGATCACGCTTATTGCAGTAATAACACCAGCAGTAACAGTAAAACTAAAGCGTGCTTCTCTATCGTTGTTAGTTGTTGCACTGAATAAACTACCGTCTGTATTTGTCGCTTCTCCTTGTGCCGTGCATTGTCCGTCGAATATTATGTTTTTAATAGACAATCCACTTTGGTCTTCCATCTTCACGAAATACGTGTTTGCACCTGAGTGTCCCACATTAAAAGTATTTAGCTGTTTAATGGTTGCTTTACCCGATGAAAACCAAGAAGTAGTAATGATTAGTGAAGGGTTGGGCGTACTAGATACACCTATATCAAAATTGCTAGTATATCCTACTGACGCTCCATAAGTACCGCTAGGAAAGTACAGAGCCAAACCAGCAGAAGCTGCGTAGTTATTTGCGGATTGTATAGCAGCTCTATCATCTGTTACTCCATCACCTACTGCACCGAAATCCTTAACATTAACGACATCAGCAAATCTGTTAGCAAGACTTCTAGGTGTTAAAGAACTAAGTGCAGTAACATCATACCCACCAAGAGATACAATAGCAGGACTACCTCCAAGAGCTATAGCTGCGTCTACTGTTTGATCAGTGTACGCTTTGTTAGCAGCGTCAGTAGAAGCAGTGGGAGTACCAAGGTTTATTATCTTGTTACCTTCAGCGTCGTAGTTCGTTAGACCTTTCTTTGTAAGTTGTTCACCACCAGAACCTTCAGCAGCTTCTTGAGATAAATAAAAACCGTGTAAGTAACCTCTATCAAGCTCGCTTTCTGTAAGTACTGAACCGTTCTGGAAATCAACCAGCGGATCAACAGTTGAACTAGCTCTTGCTATCTTTACAGAATTACCTTCTGATACCCTACCTAGTGCTATGACAACCTTCTGAGGAGATGTGGTTATTGTGTAGTTACTAGAAGATAATAAACTTCCTTGAACATAAACCTCCACTAACGCATTCCCTGCATTATCAGATAGATAGGGAAAAGAAAAAGAAAAGCCATTAGCAACTTGATCTGCTGTGGCGGTGTAATCTTGAAATGAGATTGCCATGATAATATATTATTAACTATTGAGTTAGGAGTTCAAGCACATCTTCTCTTTGCATGCCTCCTTTTAGTCCAGCCCGTGCGGATGTGAGTCTTGCATACTGCTCTGATAACTCAGGAAACTCAGTAAGCATCTGTCTCTTAGCTTCTTTTCTGTAACGAGTAAGTAAGCTATTTATTTTCTGTACACGGGGACTAGGTAAGCCTGGTTCTGATATTGCTGCTAAACTTTGGTATTGGTTGCTTTTTACTAGACGATTTAATGCACTACGCAAGGTCTCTCCTTGTACTTTAACAGACTGTAGTAATTCTAATTGCCTATCGTATGCTGTTTGACCGCTGTCGTTTTCGTGTGCAAGCATATCGATCTGACCTCCTAGATTAGGTGGGGGTTGTCTAAAAGCGTGATTCAATGATGCCATTTCAGCTAATACTGGGTCATCTTTAAATGGAGACATTGCTATCGGATTTATGAAACCAGTACCCATCCACTGCTCCGCTAAGTATTCTTCACCTAGTAAGTTACGCTTTTTATCTAAACCACTTCTTACACCGAGCTTACGAGCAAATGCATCACTAATGCTTCTCACTTCTCTTAAAGATTGCGTATCGTAGTCTGCCATTTGAGAAATGATATTAGGCACAAATGAAGAAAAGAAGTTCTGACCAAACTTAGCCATGTATCTATCAGGGTCACTAAGTGCGTCCGTGAAATTTTGTATACCAGCTAAGTAAGATTTATTGGTGGCGTTTCTTGTAATACTTAATGTAAGTGCCAAGAATGTACGCTCCACGCCTGATTCATCAAAAGCTTTCGGATCATTTAAACCTACTTCTACTAAATCAGCACCAACACCAAGCAGTGTAGCGAGTGGGTCTAATCTTTGGTAGCTATAGTAGGTATCACCTATCTTAATACTGTAGGGTCTCCAACCAGTAGCCATAAGAGCTTGTTTTTTCTTTTCATCTCCAGGACCACCGCCTGTTATACGATCTCTATTATTAAAAATAGTATCAACAAAAACACCAGCTACAGCAATCGATGTCATCATCTTACCCACAGCTTGCGATCTTCTTAAAGGATCACCGCTTGTTAAGTCAGCAAACAGTCGTTGCCTTTCTTCACGCAGCACTGCAATACCAGGTGTACGCTCAAATGCATATTTAAGAATATTGGTAGGAGTTCTAACAAACGGTAAGACGAGACGCAACATAGGTAGTTTATTAGTAGCGTCCTGTAATACCTTACCAAGCGTTTTGTCTTGTAGTTCTCTAGTAAATGTTAAGTACTGTGCTTCGTCTTGTGCGTATTGCATCAACGCTGATTTGTTCTTGTCGAAGTTTTCTTTTACATACTTCAATATAAACTTATCTCGCTCCACGCCTTCTAGGTTCTTGGCTACAGCAATATCAGTAGCCTCTCTAGCTAATCCCTCTTCGGATGCCATACGACCACCTTCAGTGATAACACCATCTAATGTTTTATTTACATACTCAGCTAACTGCTTAGGGTCTTTAATCCCTTGCTGTATACCGGACATTGTAGCTTTTAATCTAGCTGCTCTACGATAAGCTAACTGTTTAAAGAACTCGTCAGAAGTTAATAACAATCTGCTAGGTATTCTTATAAAGTTACCCATCGCATCGAAAGCCTTCTTACTAGTTAACCCTCTTTCAGTAACTATTCCTCCTAGCCTTCCTGAAGCCATCCTTTCTCCGGTTATAGCACCTTGAGGTCTGTCACTGAATGCACGAGCTTGTGGGTCTAGTAAGTTGTCGTTTTGTTTAAAAGCTTTCTTAGTAAACTTCCAAGCTTCACGGATCATTTGACCGTCAGCCCAAGAAGCTACAACAGCTTTAACAAGACCCATATTACCAGTAACAACACCACCAGCGATAGCTTCTAGTGTAGACATTAGCTGTGTAAGTCCGTTACCCATGATGTTAACCATCTGAGTTTTAGGTCCACTAAGAATAGCATTCATCCAGTACTCGGTAGGCATATCTAGGAAATGTTTGCCTTGTGCTTGTTTAGCTATCTTAAACATAGCAGCTATCATTGAGTCTGCATTATCTTTGTCGATAGTTTCTTCAATCAACTTAACAAGCTTATCAGGGTGCATACCACCGGAAGCGTTGATAAATTGATTACGCAAACCTTCGATCTCTATATCAGATTGACTAAGTCCTATCTTTCTGGCTCTAAAGTTTTCTCTTCTAGCTTGTAGTGTTATACCAGTTTCTCTACCAATCTGTCTGTATATATCAGCTACATTCAGTAACTGCTGAAAATTATTCTTTAACTTAGCTACAGCAGCAGAACCACCTCCAGCTTTTTTATATTCATCTACAGCTTCTGTTAAGTTTTCTATAACACCTTTAGCTTGATCTCTTAAACTTTGTTGTACAACTCTAGCTTCAGCTATTTTAGTAGCAGCGTCCTTACCTTGTTGTAACATTAATTGTTGTTCTATCTCTGTATCTAAATCAGTTATAGCACCTTCTACTGTTATCTTATCAGGATTTTCCTTGTAGTATTTTTCTAACAAATCCTTTAATACTACAACATCCTCACCTGTTTCTAATGCAAACTGTGGTAATCTGGGTGCACCTCCCTTTAATAACTCATCAGCGTAACCTCTAAATTTACTAGGAATTGCTTGCACAAACTCAGCCTCTTTACCTTTCTTAAACTCAGGCATATCCGCAAAAGCTTTACCAAACTCTAAAGGACGCTGACGCTGTATCTTTATATTCCGCTGTTTAAGGAAGTCATTAAATATCTTTTGTCTTTGATCGATGCCTAACTTAGCTTTCAAAGAAGCAAACATATCTTTAAACATTATCGCTACTTCTTGTGCTATTCTTTTAAGTGTACCTTGAGGAGCTAAATCTTTCTCATCTAACTTCTTCAAGAAAGCATCAGTCATCTCCTCTGCAAAGTATTCGTCTACATCTGCGTATCTGTAGTTATCGCTAGTAAACTCCCCTTTCTTGAATCCGTTCAGTTCTTTCGCTAACGCTATTCTTTCACTTGGAGTCTTAGCTTTATCTTTAGCTCTTTTACTTAAATCGTCTAAATAGTTCTGACGCTCTTTTTGAAATTGTTTAGTTAAAGAATCTACATCAGTTGAAGGGAGATAACGACTAAGGCTATGCCACAACTCGTGAACCATAGTTCTTTTAATCTCACCTTTATCTATAGTAGCTTGTCGTATTTGTAGTAGATTGTTACCAAAGTTATAACGCCCAGCTGATGGTATCTTATTTGTTATAGATAACGATACATCGCCAAACAGACGCTGTCCCATTACATCGATAAACTTCTCTACATCTGCTACATCTTCTGGATCAGCTCCCTTTATAGGAAACTTCTTCATTAACCTACTCTTTAAGTTACCAGCCCCTTTAGGAATAATATCCATCATGGCTTCTTCTTCGTAGGTCTTAAATGGTCCTGGTCTTCTATCTATAGCTTCATCAAAGTCTTCGATAGTTTCTCCGAGATCGTCTAGTTTCTGTTGTAGTTCTCCTCTTTCCTTGAACTCCGGCATTTCCGCAAAAGGTCTATCTCTTCTTCCACCGAAATCTCTAGGGTCTTCTCCTAACGAAATCAATTCATTAGCTAAACGGTCTTCAGGAAAATTAACAGTTTTAGATATTTCCCTAAGAGAATACCCTTCT